CGGGGTCGCATTCGGCCAGGGCGCGTTTCGTGCGCACGCCGATATGCCCATCGGGCACGACGCCCAGCGCGGATTGCAGCTTCTTGATAGCCGTCACCGGCCCGGAATTGACGCCGAAATCAAAGACAGCCAAGTCGATGCCGGGCGGGAGCGCATCGCCTTGGACCGGGGTCCAATAGCTGTCCCGATAGATGTCGAGGACTTCATGGTCGGTGATCATCGCGACATCCATCGCGGGCTGCTTACGTGCCGCGCGGAAGTCGTCGTACTCGCGCTGGATGATGCCCATCATCGTCCGGCCGCCAGGATCATCGGGGTGATCCGAAAAAGAAAAGCGGCCACGCCGGAACGGGCCGCCTACAGGCTGAACTTCGCCGCTCTCCTCACGGAGCGTGGCGCTCAGCACGATCTCGAAAGACATGGCGCCTCATGCGTTGCGGATGATGGAGAACCCATAAGTCGCGTTGATGAACTCGAAATCGTACCGCGCGAATGCCGCGCTGCTGATGACGTAGGGACCGGGCTGCCCGTTGAATTTGGCCGAGCTATTCGTCAGCGTGACGTTGCTGATCCATGGATCGCCGCCCGTGATGATCAGAGAGACGCGGCCCGATGCCGGGATCGAAATGACGACCGGACCGCTTGAAACGTCGCAGAGCACTATCGCCGGAGCCCACAAGACAGCATGCGAGCCGTTCGCCGCGATCTCAATCGTTGGGATGACCGCGCGCCGCACTTCGTTGATCGCGCCGACGACATTCTTGGCATCCGTATCGAGCCACGATGCGGACGCCGTCTCGCCGCCGAATACGGATCGACGGATAGACCGTGTCTCGCTGGCGATGGATTGGGCCAGCGATGTGATACGGGTCGCAAGGGACATGAAAGACTCCGCGAGTGCGCCCGGCATTCAAGCCGAGCAACGATCAACTCGCCGTTGCAGCGGTAGACGGTGATGGCCGGGAGACCATCACCGCCATCCGAGCTTAGGCAGAGAGCGCGGTAACGAACACGGCCTCGTAGTCCGTATTGGCCGCGCCGGTCACTTCGGTGTTGACGGCCTGGAACTGCGCCGCGCTGGCGCCGACATGGACGAGCGGGCACGCCGTGGCGATGCCAGCGATCCGGTGGCCCATCTCGCGGGCGGTCATCTGGACGTTGCCGACAGCCGCGCCGCTGTTCGTGCCCCACGAATACGTGAGGATTTCCTCGGTCGGCGCACGCGGGCCAATCGAGTTGGCCGCCTGCGTGCCCGTGATGTTGAGGCGCGGCAGCTCGGGATACACGCCAGGATCGACGCCCCAATACACGAGGTACGTGGTGCCGACCTGGGGCGGGGACGAGAACGACTCGTACACGATCCGCGAGCGATACCAGCTACCAGCATCGCCGGTGCCGGTCTTTTTCGTGTAGATGCCGATGAACGGCAGGCTCGCGATACTCGCGAACGTCACGACCATGTAGATCGAGGTGATGTCGCCGAGTACCTGCGAGCCGACGCCCGCATACGGATACCAGTTGATCTTGGTCGACGGGGCGTCGTTGCGGAAGTACCAGCCGCCAGCGCCACTGGGATCGGCCTGGGGCGGGACCGAGCTGTCAGCATAGACGGAGGCATCCGTCGATGCGATGACCCGAACGCCCTGAAGCCGCGCGGCATCGGAAATGAGGAGGTCGGACTCGACCTTCGTGTAGACGTTAGCTGCGTCAGCTTTCTGGCTGATCGCGGCCAGCAGGTTTCCCTGGAGGTCGGGATCGTTGCCAAGGGCTGCGGCCAGCTCTTGCAGCGTATCCAGCACGCCGGGGGCGCCATTGACCAGCGCGGCAACGGCGGCCTGAATCTCATCCGACGTCTTCTGGGACGACCACACCGCCAACCCAGACAGGTTGGCATCATCGATTGCAGCCTTGGACAGACCAATTGCGCGGACTTCGTTGATCGCATCGACGAGGTTCGAGGCCGTCGTCTGGAGCGCCGCGACATCCGAAGTCGCAGAGCCGCCGATCAGCGTGCGAAGGGAGCGAAACTCAGCGCCGACCCGCTGGAATGCGGCGATGAGGTTAGTTGCCATCGTCATTTGGGGAGTTCCTTGCTTAGGTAGATTGCAGCGCCGTCTTCTAGATGACGCTGCGCTTGAGGGATCGTTGGTCTATGCGATCAGACTGCTTGCTCAGGCGATGGATGCCTCGAACACGGCCACGTAATCAGCGGACGTAACAGCGCTGATCTCGGTCTGGACCGGCGACACGGCGGCCTCGATCAGCCCGGAAATCTGCGCGTTGTTGTAGGGCAGGACTGACCCGCCAGCGGAGACCAGCGTGGCGACGACCTTAGTGCCAGAGCTATCAGACCCGAACCGACCGTCGTATTTGACGTACCCGACGTTGGTGTTCAGCGCGACCATGGCCCAGACGGCGTTTCGGTAGAGGACCACATATTCAGACCCGGCGCCGAAGGCATCCTCGCCGGGGGACACGATGCCAGAGTTGTACGGCACCTCGGAGTTGATCGAAGTCGCGATGTAGTTGCCGTCGTTGTACTGATCGCCGCCGCCATCCGTGATGGAGTATCCGGGGAAACCTCCCAGAACCTGCGGCGGGCTACCCGATGCCCACGTGAGATTGAAGAACCAGCCAAACGACAGCGCCGACTGGAATGTCAGCGTGAGGTCGTGTTGCGGTGTCAGCCCACCAAGGTCGGCGCCGCTGATCGTCACCTGATCAGTCTGCTGCCATCCGGTCGCAATAGCGGCGTTGCTGATTTGAGCCCTCCACTGCCCCATCGAGGGGTAGTACCACACATCAATGGGGCCGGTGCCTACGCCCGTAGTTGTGTATGGAGGTCTGAACAGGCGTGGGTCGGTGAAGAACTGGAAATTCTCGTACAGCGCGCCAGCGGGCAGTTCCGCAACAAGGCCCTCGATCTCTGCCTCGAAGCGGCTCTTGATCGTCGCCGCATCCGAGACCAGCGTGTTCCCGTCGTACATGACGCGGTCGATGAAGTGTTGGAAGAAGGTCGTGATCGCGGGCAGCGGGAGGCCGTCGATGCTCGTCGCGCCGTAGAGGTTGACCATCGCCACGGTCGCGCCCGGAGACAGGTCGCCGACAGTGAAATCGTCGTTCGCAACGGTCGCGGTCTCGTTGAAGAACGAGGCGGTCGGCGATGACGTGATGATGATCTGATTGACGCTCGGATCGTTGCCCCACAAGCGGTTCACCGAGCCGGTAAACCCGCGATAAGATCCGTCCGAGCCGCCGCCCTCGCTCGTGTCTGGAGCAATGCTCAGGATGCCGTCCGCGCTCACGGCGATGGTGGTGCCGTCCACCGTCACGCCGCCAAGCACATCAGTCGTCGCGGTCGGCAGCACGTAAGGCGGGATAGCCGCAATGGCCGCATCGACCTCGACCTTCGTGTAGACGTCGACCGCGTTTGCTTTCTCGCCAATTGCAGCCAGCAGCGTCTGCTGGAGGTTGGCGTCCTCGCCCATCGCCGCCGCGAGCTCTTGCAGCGTGTTGAGGGCGTCAGGGGCGCCATTGACCAGGGCGGCGACAGCAGCCTGGATTTCTGCCGACGTTTTCTGCGACGACCATACCGCCAATGCGGAAAGGTTCACATCGTCGATGGCGGCCTTGGACAAGCCAATGGCCCGGACCTCGTTGATCGCGTCAACAAGGTTGGTCGCGCTCGTCTGGAGCGCCGAAGCATCGGCCGTTGCCGAGCCTCCGATCAGAGTGCGGACCGCGCGGAACTCGGTCGCGATCCTCTGGAACGCAGCGGTAAGCCGGATCGATATCGTCATGTGCGGGGGAGCCTGTTCGCGTGTTGAGCTCGCGCCATTCGGCGCGGCCAAGTTGGTTCTCCAAACGAAAACGGCGCCTGGGTCTCCCCAAGCGCCGCTGCTACTCGATACTGAAAGGTAGTCGCTATTTGGCGGCCAAAGCCGCTTCAGCCTGTTTGCCCTGCTGAATCTTCACGGTGATGAAACTGATGATGCCGACGACCTGCCCATATGGCAACTTGGACAAGTCGTTCAGCAACGCCTGCGTCTCTTGTTCCGTCAATGTGATCATCGTTCCCCCTTCTGAGTGTGCGCTGTTGATGTGCAGTTATGCCCAAACCAACTGACTGCTGCCGTTGTAGGTCAACTTCTGGCCAGCGGCAGTCGGAGGAGATACGGGCCAGAACAACTCTTCATTCGCATTGACGCCTGTGCCCAACTTGAACAAGATGCGGCTGTTCGCACGCAGCTCAATCTCAGGCGCCAACGTCCTCACAACGCCATTTGCATTCGAGCTTATGAGGCTCAAGTAGGTCCCCTCACAGTAGATCGACGTGCTCTGCTGCCCGTTCACATTGACGTAAGGGACGTTGATGCTTAGCGTTGAGCCGTCTCCGTACGCACCCCTGATCGACCATGTTTTCCCGGCAAGATACATCGTGTGCGAATCGTCCATGGTCTGGTCGGACGTGGCGACGGTGGCGGAGGAGGCGGCGACCACTTGAGCCCAATTGCCAGACGCATTCACGTAGTACGTCGTGCCGCTTGTAGTGTTGACGCCGACCTTCGCTCCGGCCGGGGCCGCGCCCGTGAGCGCGCTGGAACTCATGACGACTTCGCTCACGGAGGTTGGAGGCGACCAATGCAGCGTAGCCACGGCGCCCGTCCCAAACACGGAGAGCACGTCGCCGACATTAGGCGCGTCTGTCGGCCAACTCGCGAGGACGCCTCCGACGCCGAGCGTGATGTCGTCGTCTGCCACCAGCCCGAGGACACGCGACTCCAGCATCGTGGCGTCGGTATTCGTGACCGTCAGATTGTTGCCGCCGCCGTCGAGCGTCCGGTTTGCCGTCAGCGTGCCGTCTTGCGTGTAGATGTTGTTGCTAAGGCCGGAGATGCCGACCGTGGCCGCGACACCCCACTGTGCAGCGGTGGTCAACTCGAAGACGTACCACGCGATCTTGTCGTCGTAGATTTCGATGTGGAGATCGCCAGCGCTCGGACCCGGAGGATGAGTAAGAGGCGTCCCTGAATAGCTAGACCCAGTCTCGTCCGAGACTGTCGTCTTAAAGGCGGTGCCCCCGCTGTAAGGCGCAGTCTGCCAATTGCCGGAAGAGTTGACGAAGTAGGTGGTGCCGGTCGTGTTATTGATGCCGACCTTGGCTCCAACCGGTGCCGCGCCAGAAAGCGCGCCGGAACTCATCACGACTTCTAGTTCGGTGCCCATTGCACTGGACTGCCATGTGCCCGAGCCGTCCACGTAGTAGAACTGACCGGTTGTCGTATCGATACCGACCTCCGCGCCAGCCGGAGCAGCGCCAGAGAGGGCGCCAGCGTTGGACACGACTTCCAATTCCAGCGCGCGGGCTTGCTCCCAATTGCCACCGGAAGAGGCGTAAAACAGCGTTCCGTCGACCGAGTTTACGCCCAGCTTCATGTTTGCGGGAGCAGCGCCAGTGAGGTCGCCGCCTTGACGCAAGACCTCCGACATAGAGGCCGCAGCAGCGGACTGCCAATTGCCGGAACCGTCCACGTAGTACATCTGGCCGGTCGTGTTATCGACGCCGACCTCTGCACCAGCCGGAGCAGCGCCAGACAGAGCTCCAGCATTGCTGATGACCTCAAGTTCGGCGCCCGAAGCGGACGCCCACTCCAGCGTTGCCGACGCACCCGACACACTCGATACTCTCAGGAACTCACCCGCCATCGGCGTTTCGGTCGGCCATACCGACAACTTGCTGTTGCTCTTGAGAACGAGGCTGGTGCTACCCTCGATCACGGCGTTGGTCGCGAGGATCGACGCGGCTGCCACGTTCGTGAAGGTCAGGTTCCGGCCGCCGCCATTCACGGTCCGGTTCGCAACAAGCGTCCCGTCGCTCAAATAGATGCTGCCAGAGCTCGGAACGGGCTGCCAATTGCCAGAGCCGTCGACATAGTAAAGCTGGCCGCTCGTAGCATTCACCCCGACTTCGGCGCCAGCAGGTGCCGCGCCGGTCAGAGCGCCAGCATTCCGAACCACCTCGAGCTCGTTCGCCGGGGCAACGGTCCAATTGCCGGACGCATCCACGAAGAACTGCTTGCCGCTCGTCGTGTTGATGCCCCACTCGGCGCCAGATGGAGCCGCGCCGGAGAGATCGGCAGGCGATCTCACCACCTCAGCTTCAGCCGCCGCCTGGACGGGCTGCCAATTGCCAGAACCGTCCACGTAGTACAGCTTGCCGGTTGTCCCATCGACGCCGACCTCGGCGCCAGCAGGTGCAGCGCCAGAGAGCGCGCCCGCATTGCGGATGACTTCAAGCTCGCTCGCCGGGGCAGCGATCCAGTTTCCGGCTGCGTCCACGAAGAACTGCTTGCCGCTCGTGGTGTTGATGCCCCACTCGGCGCCAGCAGGGGCTACGCCCGCAAGGTCGACAGCATCTCTCACGACTTCGGATTCGACTACGGCCGGGACGGGCTGCCAATTGCCGGACCCGTCCACGTAGTAGAGCTGGCCGAGCCCGGTATCCACGCCAAGCTCAGCGCCAGCAGGGGCCGCACCGGTCAGAGCGCCAGCGCTGGACACAACCTCGAACTCGTTCGCAACGCCGACAGGGGACGTTGCAGACACAGTCCAGCCGCCGACGCCGTCCGACACGTACCACGCGATGAAATCATCGTAGGTCTCCACATGCACGTCGCCAGCGGCAGAGCCAGCGGGCGCAGCGATGGGCGTGCCGGGATAGATGGAGCCTGCCTGAGACGAAACTGTCGTGTTGAGATCGACCGATGCAATCGGGACCGGCTGCCAGTTCCCCGAACCATCGACATAGTACATCTGGCCGGTTGTCGTATCGACGCCGACCTCCGCACCAGCAGGCGCAGCGCCCGTCAGAGCGCCAGCGGCGCGAACGACCTCGAACTCGCCGGAGCCCGGCACGGGCTGCCAATTGCCCGAACCATCAGCGAAAAAGGTCTGCCCGGACACACGGTTAACGCCAAGCTCGGCGCCAGCAGGTGCGGCGCCGGTGAGATCGGCATTCGCGACAACAACCTCGTTGCCGACGTTGATGATGCCAATGGACGTCGGTCCCCGGCCATCGCCGAGCGAATAGGTGCCGTCGCCGTTGTCGAGCAGCGTGACGACCATGCCCGAGAAGTCGATGACGATGTTCGGCGTCGTGCCGTTGTTGTCGGTGAGGGTCAGGCGCATCGTGGCGGCATCATACGTGCCGCCCGTCACGTACACATCGGTGGCGAGGTTCGACAGGTCAATCGCTGTCGCGAGGCCATTCTCGCCCGTGTATGTGAGGATGCGCGTTACCGAATTGTAGGCGAGCGTGGTGAGTGTATCTGTGGCGCCTGGGATCGCCACCGTAATCAAGCGGCCATCGCTCATGTTGAGCGTCAGCACGCGGGAAACGGAGTTGAAATTGGCCGATTGCAGGCTCGAATGCCACGCGGTGCCGAGAACGCCATCAATGGCGGAGATGATCTCTGTGGCGACCTGCGGGATGGTCTTGGTCGGGACGGGGAGCGCGGTAATGGGCATCGTAGAACCTCAAGGGCTGACTTGGATCGCGGCGCCGGTCATGTCGAGAATGACAAACCCGGCCTCCATCAGGACGGTAGGCTGCATGGTCCCGTTCGCATCAAAGCCGCGCGATCCAATACGCGCCTTGGACCACCATGATGCCTCGGGGTACGGAAGGGTGGCCGGAGCCTGATCACGAACGGATCGAATCGGCGGGCCGATGGAGTCGTTTGGATTGTCGAGAAATGGGACTCGCGCGACGATGATTTCGTTCGTCGTCGCGTCCGTCGTCGACCTGTCGCTTGGCGCCCAAATGCCGTCAATTGTCGGCGGTGTCGGTATCTTGCCCATTCAACCCTCGGGGGAAAGAAAAAGCCGCCCGGAATGACCCGAGCGGCTGGATGTCCCGAAGGCTATGCAGCCTTGGCGGGCGGTTTTTTATCGACCTTCTCGGCGAGGCCACGCGAGATCAGGCTGGATGCGACCTCGGCAGGCACGAAGACGGTCCGTTGCTTCGGATGCTCGATCACGTACCGGCCATCCTCGATTGGCTCGAGATGAGGCGGCAGATTGCCAGCAGCCCACGCGCTGCTTTCCTCGCGCGTCATAGCGCGCTGCACCGGGATCAGACCGACGAAGCGCTTGCGCGGCACCTTCTCCTTGACGATCAGCCCGTCCTTCTCGACCAGCTGCTCGTCAATGATATCGGCCTCGGCAAACGAACAACGGTAGCTCCCGACGAACGGCTTCGTGGGCCGCACTTCGATCATGCTCATGATATCCCCCTGGATGGTTGAGGCGGCAGGTTCCCCCGCCGCCAATGGATCAGCCGATTATGCGGCCACGGCGCAGCATGCCCTTGTCGCTCTCGTGAACCTTGAGCGAGGCGCCTGCAACGCGCTCGGCGACGTACGGGTCCATCGTCTCGTAGGCGGCGAACTTGCTGCTCACCTGCCCCAGAGGCTTGTAGTTGACGTTCGCGGTGTCGGTGGATGGCTGCGTGACGCCGCCGAATGCCGCCGTGTGGGGCGAGAGCACCGAGTAGGCGATCCCGCTATCCACGACGAAGTCGCCGACCGCATATGTCATCCCAGGTGCCCACGGGGGATGCACCACGACGCTCGTCATGTTGGCGCTGTAGGGACTTGCCATTGATCTCGCTCCTTAGCGTACAGTGAGGACCGCAGACGCATTCGGGCGGCGCATGCCGAGCATCGGCGCCGACTGCGTCAGGACTTCGCGGCCAGAGGGGTTCCACAGCTCGCGCGTCTTCACGAAGATTTCGACGGCGGACATCCCGGCATCGAGATCGAAAATCGCACCGTGGTAGCGCACGCCCTCGATGGACTGCTGCGACAGGACCAGAACCTTGTCGATGGGCGTGAAGAACGCCTGACCGCCGACGTCGGTCTCGTAGTACCCGTCATAGGTCCACAGGTCGTACTGGCCGCCGAGCTTGCCGCGATACTGCGAGCGCTTGTCGGTCGACCGCAGGCCCGTCGCCTCGAACCCCTGGTTCTGGTTCGCGGAGATGTTGGCGTTGCGATCCAGGCTGTCACGGACTGCCGTGTTCTTCATGAGGAGATCGAACGTCCCGGAACGCATCACCAGCGTGTCCGCGATGGCGCCCGAGCGCGTCTCGGTATTCATCACGTCCGCGATGGTCTGGATGTCTCCCATCGCGTCAGCGGCGGGGTTCGTCCAGGGCATGGCCGCCGTGACATTGAGGTTTGGCGAACGCTCGAAGTCGACCGTCGCGCGCGGATAGTCGTCATCGACGATGGTCAGGGCGCCGGTAAACAGAGCCTCGGCCGCCATCGCCTCCATGCGCACGTCGATCATCTGCCGGTGACGCGCGATCTTCTCCGCCTCCGACATGGCAAGGCGCTGGAGCGGCGTCATGGTGCCGCCGTACTGCTCGCCCGGCTTGCGGATGAAGCCCTCCTGCGGACGGACGGTGTCCAGCAGTTTGATGTACGCGGGCTTGAGCTGATACGTGCGGTACCCGGTATCGCGCGTGCTCTTGCCGAGAGACAACGGGCTCGCGAACGGCGCGATGCGAATGCCGCCTTCGACGATGTCGTACTCGATGAACTCGGTCGTGAACTGCTTCACGGTCGAGAAGAACTGCGGCATGAAGAACGAGAAGACGGGGTCCATCGTGGACACCACGCCGTCCTGCGCCCAGCTCGTATAGCGGTTGATCATTCCAACGGTCATTCTGGGCTCCTATCAGGCGAAGCTGTAGCGGGGGACGGACAGGTACACGCCGCGATCCCGCAGAGGGAGACGCACGGTGTCCGCCGTGTGGCCCACGCCATAGACAAGGGCGGATTCGTTGAACGCGCCCTCAACGCAGAGGCTGAACGTCTGCGCACCGGCCGACGTATCAAGCGGCTCGATCAGAATCGCGCTCGGGACCTCGGAGCCGTCGCCAGCCGCCGCCACGGAGAGGACGGCCTCGCCGGTCGCGGTGCGGAAGCCCATGATCGAACCCGGCTCAAGCTGCTGACCGGCAGCGATCACGAAGGGCATCATCACGGGGTCCTTGCCCGGCATGAACAGGTGATTGATCACCAGGGCCGAGACGGTGCCGCCGAAAGCGGGATGGGGAAGATTGCTGCTCATTGCTGCCTCTTATCGGACAGGGTTGATCAGGCGAGACAGATGGCCGCGAACGGCGGTCTGGTACTCATCGGCCTGGGGCACGTCGGCGCGCGCGGCTGCATCGGCCGGAACCTTCGGGTCGGCGGCCTTGAGGCGGGCGGAGAACGATGCGCCACCGTCCTCGGACGGTGTTGCGGCGAGCATGTCGACGGCCTCGCTCACATCGAACTTGGCGTTGCCAGCGATGCGCGCTGCCAGAGGGGCGCGACCAACGGCGGCCTCATGGGCGAAGATCGCGGCGGCGTCCGCGCGGCCCTTGGCGTAGGCCTCGGCCACGGATGCCTGCATCTCAGCCGTCACGAGCGCGCGCGTATCGGCGCGGGCTTTATCAACGGCGGCATCGAAAGCCGCGCCCATCTCATCGATAGACAGGGACGCGGCAGGAGTGATCGTCATAGCGTTTGCTCCAGTCCTGGGAATGCTCACGACCCTGCTGGCGGGGCGAAGCTCTCGGCTCATGGCCGTCAAGACCGCGTCGATGGACGCGACCTCATCCGCAAGGCCCAATTCGACGGCCCGATCTGCCGGGAAGCACCCAGCCTCAGTCTTGCGGATTTCGCGCGCCGTCATGGGCCGATGCTTCTCGACCATGGCGACGAACATTTCATAGCGGGCGTCGATCTCGTCTTGGATCGAAGCCCGGACGGAAGGCGGCAGCGGTTCGTATGGATTGCCGTCAACCTTGTGCCTGCCCGCGTAAATGTAGGTCACGGCGACACCGGCTTCCTTCATGGCCTCGGAATAGTCGACGTGCATCAGGACGACGCCGATGGAGCCGACCTCGCCGGATGGCGTGACGTAGAAATTGTCTCTGCCGACCGATGCGCCGATGGCGTATGCCGCGCTGCACGCCATGCCGTTTGCCACGGCCCGGATCGGCTTGCGCTTGCCCATGTCCGCGATGGCGTCGGCCAGCTCGAAGCAGCCCACAGCCTGACCGCCAGGGCTATCGATATCGAGCAGGATGGCCCGGACGTCCGGGTTATCCATCGCCGCGAGCAGATTGTTATGGATCGCCGTGTAGCTCGTCGGTCCGCCGCTCATCGCCTCGATGCTGTCGCCGCGATGGACGAGGCCGCCGACGATGGGCAGCACGTAGATGCCGTCCTTCGTCATCATAGGAGCCCGGCCTGGGCGCATGCTCGCCGCGACCTCATCCGTGGACAGGATCGGCTGCACCCGAAGGCGGTTCGCGAGCACCGACGTCACGATTTGAGCATAGCGAGGCGTTGCCAGAAGCGGCCTGTTGAACAGCCGCTCGGCCAGTAGTGGTAGGTCTGCCATCAGGTTATCCTCGGCCGTCCGAGCGCGCCCGGCGTTGCTCTTGGGTGTTGCCTGCTTTGCGATTGCCGCCGCCCGATCCGGCATCAGCCGTTGCGTCGGGCATATCCGTCACCTGGCCGCCAATCGTGAGCGTCGGATCGGCGCCGCCTTGGTTCAGGCCAAGACGTTCGCGCTCGCGCATTTCGCGTTCGCGCTGGCGAAGGTTCGACGTCCAATCGCTGCCCTCGGCCGCCGCCTCATCACGAAGCGTCGTCAGGCCGTAGGCCATCGCGATGCCCTTGCCGGTGTATTCCTTCACCGGATCGATGATCGGGCGGTCCCAGCTGATGAAATCGCCGCGAACAAGGGCATGCCGCGCGTTGCGCCAGCCCTGATCGTTCGCCTTGAAGCGCCCGAGCATCGGCAGACGCTTGGTCATGATCGCCTCTTCCATCCACGCCGCGACAAACGGCATGGCGAACTTCTGGACGAGCATCGTGCGCATGCGCAGGTAGCGCCGCCAGACCTGGGTGAGCGATTGCCTTGCCGCCGAATAGGACAGGTCGGAGTAGTCGCGCGACAGGTCCTCGTAGGACACGTTCAGGCCCGCCGCGATCTGGCGCAGGAACGCCCGCTCGAAGGGCTCCATCTGCATGCCGCTGACGGCTGATTGGACCAGCTTAAGCTGCTCGCCGGGCACGAGATGCACAACGCGCGCGCCCCCGTAATTCAGCCCGGTCTCCTTGTGATAGGGCGCGATGGATTTCAGGTGGCTGACGGCCGCCGTCGTGATGTTGTTGCCGTAGCTCTCCATCTGGTCGCCCAAGAGCCCCATCGCCTTGGTATAGTCCAGCTCGCTTTCGATGACCGCCGCGAACGACGCCGCCTGGATTTGCTTTGCCAATTCCGCATCATTGTAGCTCTGCAGCATCTTGATTTGCCGCAGCGACGTAATCATCGCCCGCGACACGCCCCTGGTCATGCCGGGACGATCCTCGTCGAAAACATGGAGCACCTGGGGACGATAGTTCAGCCCGTACCGCTCGATGCGGACGGTGTCGTCGCCTGTCCTGGGCAGGTTCCATCGCGCGTCGGACGGGTGCGACTTGCGAATGTGATACGCGATGGGCTCGCCGTATTCGTCGCGCTCGACGCCGTATCTGATCTCCACGAGGTTCGTGTCGACCTGATTGTTGCGGTCGTCCAGGCGCTCGGGCTCGATCATCTGGAGGCAGGTCTGATAGCCAAGCGGCCCTTCCTTGGCGCGCACGATGCCAAGCACCTCGCCATCGACATGCACGCCCGCCATGACTTGATGCATCAAAAACGTCCAGGTGCTCTTGCGGCTGGCGTCCACGTCGAAATGGTAGCTCGAGGCATACCGGCGCCACTCGCCCTCGGCGAATTGAGCCCAGGTGTCGGCCTCGTCGGCACTCACGCCCAGAACATCGTAGTCGGGAATGAGCGCGAGATCGAAGGACCGCCCGATGACGCCGTCGCGCAGCGTTTCGAGCGCGTTGGACGCAAACGCGTTGGTATGGACCAGTTCGCGAGATCGCGCCCTGTTGACGTGCAGGCCCGGCTGCATCTCGACGTCTGCCGAGACAAGCGGGGGCTGCCAACAAGCGATCTCGGCATGCTGGTTTGAGCGATAGTCCCAAGGGTTCGGGGCCAGGACTTCGCCGCTGACGATGCGGCGCGGCACGTTATCGCCGGACATGCGGCCTCCGTTGGTGTTTTACCTGCCGCCCGCCTCGCGCGGCGCCATGCAGGGCTGCGCTTCGATCTGACAGCGCCATTTCGAGCCGCCGACCTCGAGGCCAGCAGCATCTCGCAAGGCTTCGCCCATGCGTCCGGCCGCGCCTTGGCTCGATGCGGATATGTTGCAGATGCGGACAACGCGCGATGCGGTCGAAATCGACATGAAACGCTCGCCGTAGAGCCACCGGACGCTGTTCATCCAGGCCCTTTGAGCGTCTTCCCAGGCGTTTTCAGCGCTCAAACGCTCATGCGAGATCGCCCCGACTTGCGGCAAACACGTCCCGCGCGGCACGCTATCGGCCTCTTCTGGGGCGTCGGAACGCTCGAAAATACGCGGTTTTTCGGGCTTTTTCGGCGCTTCAGACCGTGTTTTTTCGCGCTTTTTGGGCCGAAAATGGCTGTTTTTTCGCGGTTTTTCGGGCTTTCGAGCGTCGATTGCCTCGCCGATCCAGCGCATGTCGAATGTCTGCGCGTCAGCAGGCCCGCACATCAGCGCAGCCGCCGCGACAATCGCCATCCGGGCCGCGCAGCGCATCATCGGCAAATCCGAAGGCGTGCCGATGGGCCGCGAATGACCCGCGCAGACGGCGATAGGTCGGGCAATCGCGCGGCATCCGGGCACGACGCCCTCACCGCCTGATAGAGATTGCGCAGCTGCACCATGTCGCTCGCCGTGGCGGTGCGATACGTCACCCAGTTGTTGCCGTGGCGGACCTGAACTGCCGTCCCGCCCGTGATCGCCGACGTGTAAGCGGCGAGCAGGGCGTTGGCATACTCGAAGCAGGTCATATTGGACGGGTCGATGCCCGTGTTTTCGTCGCAAGACATGCCAAAATCCCTGCTTTTTCGGGCTCAAACGAACAGTTTTGCAAGACCAGCCGTCGATGGCGGCCTTGTTTCGCTCAATCGCCGCAATCTGCCGACGTGGTCGATGTTCAGGTGGCGATGGACCGCCTCTGCGTAGACCAAGAGGTCCAGCGCTTCGTTGCGCGGCCTGATCTTGTGCCATTCACGCTTCAGGAACCCCTTCTGCGTCGGGACGATGCGCACCCGCTCGGCCAGAAGCTGCTCGCAGAACTCTTTCGTGAAGCATTCGGCGTTCCGAATGTAGATGCGGTTCTCCGAGGCGCTCTCCGAGGCGAGACGCGCGTAGATTTCCGTCTTCATCGTATCGACGCCGACGTTGTAGAGCCGCGTGCCCTCCTTGAGACGCATCTTGGATGCCTCCCACGTCAGCCGCTGCTCGCCCGGCTGGCCCTTCACCGCGAACCACGGGCGGCTCTGCCGATGCGCGCGGACCACGAAGTCGTAGACGCGCTGCGTGTAGGCGCCGGAGTCGATGGCAACGCCTTCGATGGGCCGGGATACCAGCGGATGCGTCTCGTGCGCGTAGCGCCGTTTCAGAGCGTCCTCCAGGCGCGTCCAGACATCGTCGCCGGTCACGTCACCGAAGAACACTTGATGGTTGAGCAGCCAGACCGAATGCTTCGGCCCGAACGCCGCCACAAGGAGCTCGAGGCGATCACCCTGAACGTCAACGCCAGCGCATACGACCGCCGCCCCGCGCGGTATCTTGTCGCCGGGAAATTCGATGCGGCCCTCATAGAGCAGGTCCGGCGATGTACGGTTGTTTTCGTCCTGGTCCCACGACTCGCCGAGGACCGTGTTGACCCAGCCCTCGTAAGTGAGCGGGTTGTCCTTGGATCGCTCATATGTGGAGACGATCTCCTGCATCGACGACCAGGGCGAGTAGATTTGCCAGATGTGGAACCCGGCCGTTCCCGTAAATGGCGCCGTCGCCACCCACTTCGCTCGCGGATCGCGGATCGCCAGCTTCAGCGCGGGATCAGAGTGCAGCTCGCCGCAGTATCGGCAGGCGTATTCGGCGCTCTCAGGGCGTCCCGGCTCCCATCTGACGTTGCCCCACTCCAAATGTTGCATGTCGCAGCCACACGGAAGGGGCACGAGGAACAGCCGCTTGTCGGAGGCCTCGTAGTAATTGTCGATGTTCGACTGGCTCTTGATCGTCGGTGTTGACGACACGACCAGCTTCCGGCGCCCGACGTAGGTCCTGGCGCGCACGAATGCGAGCCAAAGCGGATCGCCTTCGCGCCCGGCTGACATGGGGAAGCGGTCGATCTCGTCGGCCCAGACGATCCTCACGGACTGCATTGCCAGGGCAGCAGGCGTCTTGGCACCCACGAGGGCCAAGTAGCCGCCCGGAAACTCCTTGCGGTACATCGTCGAGGAGTTTTGCCTGGAGCCGTCGAGGCCGCCGATTCGATCACGCAATACCTGGGTCGAATTGAGGTAGGGCGTCAGCTTCGCCTTGCTGAACGTCTCGGCGATGCCGTTATCCGGCAGGACCATCAGCATCGCGCATGGATCATGGTGGATATGGTAGCCGATCCCGATGAGCATGCTCATGGTCTTCGCGACCTGGGCGCTCGTGTGATAGGCGACGATCTCCACGTCTGGATCAAGCAAGACGTCCATCATCCCGCGCGCGTAAGGCGTGCGGTAGACGCGATATGGACCCGGCTCCGCGTTCTCATTGCCGAGGATGACGTTCTGCTCCGCCCACTCGCATACCGTCATGTCTGGCGGGAGGCGCAAGCCTTCCATCAGTCCGTCAATCAACGCCATGCGATGCAATCCCCCCGGATTGATAGCGCGGGGCGGCATGTGTTGGTGCCGCCCCGCCATGTCGCGGCTCAAGCGTGTTCCGCGATCCGCAGACAATCTCGGCCGATGGGATCGCCACCGGCCTCGCGCTCGCCCGACTGGTAAATGGCCTTTGCTTGGAGGGCCGCGCGAATGTGGAATTGAAAAGGAGGGGTCCCGGCTGGGACGAAGCAGCCGGGACCCGCGCGGAGGACTCTCAGCCTCCGCGAGTTTGAGGCGGCGGCACAGGGCGTGCGGCAGGCCTCAAAACTTGATGCGGGCACCCGCGTGGATGACCGACACATCGTCGATGTCGCGATACGCCGCGAACAGGTCCATTGACGCCGCGTCGACCGCCTGGACGATCCCGAGGCCGAAGCCGTCGCCGGAAACGCCAAGCACGTCGAGCTTGCCGTACTCAGCAAACAGCGTCGTCGCGCCAATCTCGGACAGCTTGCGCTCAACACCGCCCGTCAGATGCCACGCCGTAGCGTCAGCATCATCGACGCGACCATAGATGCCGTTGAGAAATACGCCGGACGGGACGTGCATCACGCTGCCAGACCCCGACAAGCGCTCGAGGCCGAAGTCGGTCGCGTACCCGACAGCACCCGCCAGCCGGAACTCGCCCAGCTCGCTCGCGTATCGCAGCGCCGCGTCCCACTCATCCTCGCTCGCCCATGAGGCGGAGGCGTAGAACCCCGCAATAGTCGGGCTATCGTAGCGGATCAGGTTCCGGCGCGGTCCATCGACGATGCCGCCGTAGATGTTGCTCGGCAGGTTCGCGACGTTCGTGTTGGCGAGCGATACCTCGCTCACGCCATCCGTTGCCGTCGACGTATGCCCGAGGCTGACCTTGCCGATTGCCGTCTTGAGGTAGACGAACGAATGCCGCAGCGTCAGGGCGTCGGCGTTCATCTCGAACACGTAGCCCGCCTCGACATCGGCATTGACCTTGGCCTTGCCGTCGACACGGACCCGGCTCGGGCTGTTGGCGTTGTCGCCGATCACAGCATCATCGCCATCGATCCAGAGAAGCGACTTGGACACTTGGCCCGAGATCGTCACCGAGACCTTGCGATTGCCCTTGGTCGCAACCGTGGCCTCCATCTCCTTCACCCGCTCTTCGAGATCGGCACAGCAGCTGCCGCCGACATCGGCCGCCGATACGGGCAGCGCGCAGGCAAGGGAGATCAGCACGGCGAGGACGCCGCGTTTCAGCATGTTCATGGTGGTTTCCTGTTTGGGCGCGCTCAGGCGGCCTCGCGGGCGGTGATCTGCTCCAGGGCCTCGATGAGGTTCCCAAGGACCGCTTTCGCCTCGCGTTCGAGGATTCGCCGTATTGCGGGCTCGACTTGATCACGAGGGAGTGACAGGCACGTCACGATCTCAGCGGTGAGCCGCTGGGGGATCGCCATGATATGGAGGCGTGCCGCACGGGCAGCCTCGAATCCCTCGTTCTTGATGGTCTGCACCGGCACAAGCGCACCAGCTTGGAGCTTGAACGAAAGCTCCCGCTGCTTGGCCTTGTAGACCGCCTCCATCGTGCGTGCCTGGACAATCGGATGCGATTGATCCTGTTGGGCTGACTGTTGCCCACCAAGCGCCCTCGCCTCCGCCTCCTTTGCTGCGATGTTGGGATTGAGCTCGAGGCGCACCCGATCAGCGTCAGCACGCGCGATCTTCTTGTCGGCCCCAACCGTGAGGCGACCATTCTTAATTTGCTTGTCGACAGCTTGCCTCGATACGCCCCACACCTTCGCAAGCTCGTTCGGAGTCAATCGATCCGACACGGATTATGCTGCCTTTCGCATGGCCTGGATGGCGGCGAATGTCGCGCCAGACTTTTCGTGGACCGCTTCCTGGCCGGTGAACTCTTGCCAGCGCTTGACCGCCACATCGACGTAAGCCGGGTTCAGCTCCACGGCGTGGCACCGCCGCTTGGACATCTCGGCGGCGATGATTGTCGTTCCTGACCCGGAGAACGGCTCATAGACCGCATCGCCCGGCTGGCTGTTGTTGCGGATCGGTCGCAGCATGCACTCGACAGGCTTCTGCGTACTGTGCCCCGTCTCGCTCTTGCGCGGCTTGTCTATTTCCCAGAGCGTCGTCTGCTTGCGGTCGCCGTTCCAATGGCCCGTCTTGCCGTCGCGGACGGCGTACCAGCACGGCTCGTGCTTCGGGTGGTAGTCGCCACGCCCGATCACAAGCTGATTCTTCGCCCAGACAATTTGGGCGCGAATCGCAAAGCGGCATTCGTTCAAGCTGCGTGCGACGATGTCTGCCTTGTTTCCGGCATGCCAGACGTAGGCTACATCGCCGGGGAAAAGCGCCCACGCCTCGCGCCAGTCGGCCTTGTCGTCGTTTGAAACGACGCCGACAGCTTTGGCACCTATCTTCTTGCCGTTGGCCCGTTCGGCTTTGTTTCTCCAATCAGGATCATACTCGACCCCATACGGAGGGTCCGTCACCATCAGATGCGGCTTTGCCCCTGCAAGGACGGCAGCAACCGTCGCGGCGTCGGTCGAACTTCCGCAGATGATGCGGTGGGAGCCGAGCAGCCATATGTCGCCCGGCACCGTCACCGGATTAGGCTGCGGCTCCGGCGCCTCGTCGGGGTCGGTCATGCCGCCACCGTCGTCGCCGAGGAAATGCGTGAGGAGCTTGTCGAGCTCCAGACCGTCGAACCCCGTGACGTTCAAGTTGAGATCAAGGGCAGCAAGGTCGGTCATCTCAGCAGAGAGAAGGTCCTCGTCCCACGCGCTGTTGAGGGCGATCTTGTTGTCCGCCAGCCGGTAGAGCCTGACCTGCATCTCGTCGAGATCGGTGGCAACGACGACCGGGACGACCTTGTCGCCGCGAGCGCGAGCGCCCTCGAGGCGGCCATGCCCAGCGATCACAACGCGGTTCGCATCGACGAGGATGGCGTTCTGCCAGCCGAACGTGTCGAGCGATGCCTTGATCTGCTCGATCTGTGCAGGCGAATGCACGCGCGCGTTGCGCTCATACGGCCGAACATCATCGATTGGCAGCCACGTCCATTCGACGTGCTTCTCGCCGATAGGTTGTGGCTGCGCGATGGCGTCCTGCTTTTCGGCAGGCTTCGCCTTCGTCGGTTTGCTCGTCTTTGTCGGCTTTTTCTGCGGCTTGGCGGCCATCCCCCAGCACATCCTCTAGTTGCTTGAGTTGCTTATCCCAATGCTGGCGCCCGTGGCGGCGAGCGCAACTTCCTGGTGCAGCCAGAACCAGACTACAACCAGAAAATACGACGTTAGCTGAACAGAAAGCGGGGCTGGGTTTGGC